GACATCCAGCACATGCTGGACAACTTGGACTCATTCAGCCCTGAAGAGCTGGACGAGATCGACAAGATTGTCGGAGAACTCTCCACGAGAAATGCTAACAAGTCTGCGCATGATGACCTGATAGAGTTCTGTAAGCGGATGCAGCCTGACTACAAGGTGGGTAGGCACCACCGGATACTAGCAAACAAGTTGATGGCGCTAGAGGACGGGTCGGCAGACCGTGTGTGCGTCAACATACCCCCACGTCACGGCAAATCGCAGCTCGTGTCTATATTCTACCCAGCGTGGTTCCTTGGGAGAAACCCGACAAAGAAGGTGATGATGGTGTCCCACACCACAGACCTCGCGGTAGACTTCGGACGGAAGGTGCGTAACCTGATAGACGTGGATGACTATAAGGAGATATTTCCAGATGTATCACTCGCGGTGGACAGTAAATCGGCTGGTAGATGGAATACGAACTTTGGGGGTGAATACTTCGCATGTGGTGTCGGCTCTGCACTGGCTGGGCGTGGTGCTGATTTGCTTCTTGTGGATGACCCACACTCCGAGCAAGATATCATCAACGGCAACTTTTCAGTTTTTGAAAAAGCATATGAATGGTTCACATTCGGAGCGCGTACTCGACTAATGCCCGGTGGGCGTGTGGCTATCGTGCAGACCAGATGGCACATGGACGACCTGACAGGGCGCGTAACTAACGACATGGTCAAGAACGAGCTGGCTGACCAGTACGAGATCGTGGAGTTCCCTGCGATTCTCGACGCAGATGACGAGAATGGGAAGCCAATAAAGAAGCCCTTGTGGCCTGAGTTCTTTGATTTGGCTGCTCTAGAGCGTACAAAAGCCTCTATGCCTGCGTTTCAGTGGAATGCGCAGTACCAACAGCAGCCTACAGCCGAAGAAGCGTCCATAATCAAGCGAGAATGGTGGGGAATATGGCCCCACGACAACCCTCCGCCCGTAGAATACGTAATTATGTCCCTCGACGCAGCCGCAGAGAAGCATAACCGTGCCGATTTCACCGCACTTACCACGTGGGGCGTGTATTTTAACGAGGATGAGAACGCTCATCACCTAATTTTGCTGGATTCTATCAAAGAACGCCTAGAATTTCCCGAATTAAAGGCAATGTGTATGGACGAGTACCGCAAATGGGAGCCAGATGCGTTCATTGTGGAGAAAAAGTCCGCCGGAACGGCTATATATCAGGAAATGCGGCGTATGGGGCTACCCGTACAGGAGTATACACCCCACCGTGGGACAGGTGACAAGCTCGCAAGGCTTAATTCTGTGGCAGATATCATTGCATCGGGCATGGCGTGGGTGCCAGCTACCCGCTGGGCAGACGAGCTAGTTGAGGAGATCGCTGGGTTTCCGTTCATGTCTAACGATGACTTGGTTGATAGCACTGTGATGGCACTACTGAGGTTCCGTCAGGGCGGGTTTATTCGTCTTCCGACTGACGAGTGGGACGACGAGGCTCCTTACTACCGGAAGAGAGAATACTATTAACGTAGGCTTCGCATATTCGTCTATCGCTACACAGGATAAGAAGTTGTCCTGTATCACTGTACGCAGCCCAACGGTTACCATTTTCCAAGATACGAACCAAGGTAGTAGATTCCTAGCACAACGATAAGCACAGCCATGCCTATACCCGCCGCAGTCGCTAGTGCTTCCATCTGTTCTTCGCGTTTTTGCTCTGCAGCGCGTCTTGCAGCGGCTCTTTGCTTCCTAGCTTCGGCTTGCCACTGTATCCACCTATCCCATTGGCCAGGTCTTCCATACAAACGGATATAAGATTCGAGTTCTTTGCGCTGTTCTCTGATTTTTTCGAGCTGTTGAAACTCTTCCCAGTCGCCTTCAGAGCCACCAGCGATAGCTGTGAAAGGACTGTTCTTCTTTTTCTGTACGGCTTCCTTGAGGTCTTCCTCTGCTGTGAGGAATTTACCAACATTAGACATAAGGTCTGCAGTCTCTTTGCCGTTAGAGATGCAAGTTTTTATCACCGAGTAGGCCGCGTTGGCGGCGGCAATAGTCTCTAAGATAGCCATAACCTATCTTTCTATGAGTCTATCCAGTTTCCCTTCTAAACGGTCAAGACGGTCAATGACACGATCCATGTCGGATTGTTGTCGGGCTACAGATACATACTCTTTGGCAACTTCCTCACGAGTACGGTTTAGTAGAACAGTCACACGTTTTAATTCGTCGTGTTGTTGCTTACACCACCACCCACCTATGGCGATTATAAGACCGATAAGCAAATCTATATAACTTGCCATTTCCATGAATACACCTCACTGCTCTCAGACAACTTTACACAAAATAGCGTTTTGATTCAACACGTGTTTGTGGTACGATGGGGCATGTAAGATGGATTCGTTTCATTTTTATGCTCCTCCCTGAACTAAGAGGTCTTTATGACCTCTTTTTTCTCGTTATACTACGGGATGAGGCGCAACTCTCCCTTTAGCGTCTCAAGGCGAGGCAGCTCCTCCCCACCAAATGGGTCTGCCTCGCCACTAGACGTGCTGTAGTACTTTCTGCTACTATGGCTTTGTGTACACATTTAGGAGACTGTAATGGCTGTCGAGAAACAGATGGAGCCATCAGACTTAGACATCGAAGGCACAGACGCACAAGAGATTGAAGTAGAGATTGTCAATCCCGATGCCGTGTCCATTGGTACTGACGACGGTGGGATGATAATTGACTTTGAAGGTAGCTTGACTGAAGAGCTTATTGGCCCTGAACACGATGCTAACCTAGCCGATTTCATCGATGAAGCTATTCTGCAGTCTATGGCATCTGAGCTTGTAGGTGATTTTGAGTCTGATCGTGAATCTCGACAGGATTGGGCGAGAGCCTACGTCAAAGGTCTTGATCTGCTGGGTATGAAGATTGAAGAGCGCAGCCAGCCGTGGCAGGGTGCTTCTGGTGTATTCCATCCAGTCCTAACCGAAGCAGTTGTTCGATTCCAAGCGCAGGCAATGGGAGAGTTGTTTCCTGCATCTGGCCCTGTACGCACGAAGATCATGGGTAAATTGACTCCTGAAAAGATGGATCAGGCTGACAGAATCCAGACAGAGATGAACTATCTTCTGACTGAAGAAATGACAGAATACCGCGACGAGACTGAGCAGATGTTGTTCAAGCTACCTCTTGCGGGTTCAGCGTTTAAGAAAGTTTACTATGATCCACTAGAAGATCGCCCTGTGGCTATGTTTGTCCCAGCGGAAGACTTCGTTGCGTCCTATGGTGCGTCAGACCTTGCGTCTTGCCCACGGTACACGCACATAATGAAGAAGACCTCTAACGAGATACTAGAGCTACAGGTTGCAGGGTTCTACCGTGACGTGGACTTACCAGACCCAGAACCAGATTTCTCAGACATCCAAGAAAAATATGACGAGCTTGATGGGGAGCATGCAGTCATAGAAGATGATGATCGGCATACAATCCTTGAGATGCATGTCACCATGAACATGCCAGAAGAGTTTGACGATCCAGACGGTATTGCACGTCCTTACGTCATCACTATCGACAAGACTTCCCGTGAGATTTTAGCAATCAGACGGAATTGGTATGAAGATGACGCAAAGAAAAAGAAACGACTCCACTTCGTTCATTACAAATATTTGCCGGGACTTGGCTTCTATGGAACGGGACTTATCCACCTTATCGGGGGATTGGCTAAGTCTGCGACTTCAATACTGCGTCAGCTCATTGATGCTGGTACATTATCTAATTTGCCAGCAGGTCTTAAAGCTCGTGGTCTCCGCATCAAGGGTGATGACACGCCTCTTATGCCGGGCGAGTTCAGGGATGTGGATGTTCCGGGTGGGGCTATACGTGATTCGATTACGTTCATCCCTTATAAGGAGCCGTCAGGCGTACTCTACTCGTTACTTGGAAACATTGTCGAAGAGGGCAGACGTATTGGCTCAGTTGCGGACATCCAAGTAGGCGACATGAACTCACAGGCACCTGTGGGTACGACTTTAGCCCTAATGGAGCGATCTATGAAGGTGATGAGTGGTGTGCAGGCACGTATGCATGCATCCATGAAAAACGAGTTACGATTACTAGCACGTATCATCCGTGACTATATGCCAGCCGAATACGCATACGAGATGGACGGTGACTTTGATCGTCAACGTGATTTTGACGCTCGTGTGGACGTAATTCCTGTTTCCGATCCTAATGCTGCAACCATGTCCCAAAGAATCATGCAGTATCAAGCGGCGTTGCAGCTATCCCAACAAGCCCCCCAGTTGTATGATATGGGTAAGCTGCATCGTCAAATGCTAGAAGTTCTTGGTATTCAAGACGCAGATGACATCATCAAACTACCAGAAGATATCAAACCTGCTGATCCTGTGACTGAGAACATGATGCTCTTGAAACAAGAGCCAGTCAAAGCCTTCAAGTACCAAGACCACGAGGCGCATATCGCAGTCCATATGGCTGCAATGCAAGACCCGAAGATGCGAGAGCTGGTTGGTCAATCACCGTTCGCACAAGCGATTGGTCAGGCTATGGCAGCACACGTTACAGAACACGTTGCGTTCCAGTACCGCCGTGAGATTGAGAAGATGCTTGGCGTAGAAATGCCAAATGAAGATCAACCGCTACCAGAAGATATTGAAATAGAAGTCTCTCGCTTGGCAAAAGATGCCGCAGAAAAGCTACTTCAGAAAGACCAGATGGAAGCGCAACAGCAGCAAATCCAACAACAGCAGCAAGACCCAGTTGTCCAAATGCAGCAGATGGAATTGCAGATGAAACAGCAAGAGTTGCAGCATAAAATCCAAATGGATACAGCTAAACTACAGCTTGATGCAGAACGTATTTCCGCCGAGAACCAACGCGAAGGGGCGCGTCTTGGTGTGAAACTTGCCACCGATCTGGACAAATCACAACGTGAAGACCAGAAAGAAGGCGCAAGACTTGGTATTGAAATAGCGAAGGAGTTGACGAAGGGAGATGGATGACATTTTCACGCTGTTAAAGCGGAAGATCGATGAGTATGAGGAAGATATAAAGAACTTTCTCGCGTCAGGGCAAGCTGAAGACATGGCGATGTATAATCGTATCGTAGGGAGAAACGAGGCACTTCAGTTTGTAAAACAAGACCTAAGCGAACTTGAGAAGAGATATATTGAACAATAACATCTTTTCAGGTAATCTCTAACTTGGGAGAACTTCGTGGATAGTCCACGCAAGGTATCTGTGAACCTATAATCACTGCAAGGTAAAGTATGTATACTGCAAACAAGGAAACAGAGGACAAGGTAGCCTCTAAACTACCTAAACCACAAGGATACAAAATCCTTATTGGCGTACCAGAAATGAGTGACAAGACCGAAGGTGGGGTTATTATGCCAGACGGTCTTAAATCTGCAGAAGAAACAGCATCTATTATTGGTTTTGTAATGGCATTAGGCCCAGATGCGTATGCAGATGAATCAAAATTTCCAAATGGGGCTTTCTGTAAAGAAGGTGACTTTGTAATCTTTCGATCCTATTCAGGCACTCGATTCAAGATTCATGGAAAAGAGTTCAGACTTATTAACGACGACACTGTAGAAGCAGTAGTCGATGATCCACGGGGGTACGCAAGAGCATGAATAATTTAGCAGAAGAACAAGAGTTCGAAGAAGAAACAGTCGCAGAAGCTATTGAAAAGGCTCAAGGAAGTCCGATAGCCACTGAAGACGATGATGACGGTTTCGAGATTGAAGTTGTAGACGACACGCCTGACGAAGACAAAGGTAAGCCTCGCCGTGCCGAAAACGCTGAACCACAAGTTCCTAGTGATGATGAAGTTGAGAAGTATAGCGAGGGTGTACAAAAGCGCATCAAACAACTTAAATTTGAGTACCATGAAGAACGCCGTGCGAAAGAAGAAGCAGCGCGTCTTCAGGAAGAAGCCTTAAAGTACGCACAGCAGATACAGCAAGAAAACGAGAAACTTCGTAAGACCTTGGAAGAAGGCGAAGGTGTTCTTGTTAATCAAGCCAAAGGTCGCGTAGCTGCAGAGCTTGATAAGGCAAAGGCTGCGTACAAAGCTGCTTACGAGTCTGGCGATCCTGATGCTTTGATTGAGGCACAGGAAAAGCTAACAATACTGCAAAACGAAAAGATTCGATACGAAAACTACAAGCCGCAGCCTCGCCGAGAGCAGCCTGTAGCACAGCCGCAGTATCAGCAGCAAACACCACAGCCACCAAAGCCAGATCAACGTGCGTTGGACTGGGCTGCAAAGAACGATTGGTTCGAGAAAGACCCTGAAATGACAGGGTACGCTTACGGACTACACGAGAAGCTCGTTAGAAACGGTGTTGATCCGAGAAGCGAAGAGTATTACAATCAAATTGACAACGCGGTTCGCCGCGTGTTCCCAGATAAGTTTGATGATGGGCCTGTAATTGAGGAATCTGCACCCCAACGTCAAGCTGGCAACGTGGTTGCCCCTGCCGCTCGAAGTGGCAAAAAACCACGCAAAGTGCAACTGACCTCAACGCAGGTCGCTCTCGCCAAGCGGCTTGGTCTGTCAAATGAACAATATGCGGCGCAATTAATGAAGGATATGAAATAATGTCGAACCGAAACTCACGCACTACAGAGACCCGCGAAGCGGATCAACGCAAGGTGTCATGGTCGAGACCTTCGATGTTACCTGTCCCCGAACCCAGACCCGGTATTGAATATCGTTGGATTCGCACATCAACACTTGGACAGAGTGACAACACGAATGTTTCTTCTAGATTTCGTGAGGGATGGACACCTGTTCGTGCAGAAGATCATCCAAACCTTCAAGTTGTGTCTGATATCGATTCTCGATTTACAGACAATATTGAGGTCGGTGGGTTATTGCTTTGTCAGAACTCAACCGAAAACGTGCAAGCTAGACGTGATGAACAGAATCGTCAGGCCAAAAGCCAGATGCAGGCTGTTGATAACAGCTACTTGCGCAACTCAGACCCTCGTATGCCCGTTCTGAATCCAGAGCGAAGCACACGATCATCGTTTGGCAAGTAACCTTTCGGGGGAGCTTGCTTTGGTTGAAACTCAGATTGTGAGGAAATAGAGCTATGGCTACTACAGCAGCTCCTTATGGCCTACGTCCAGTCCGCAGTGCGGATGGTAAGCCATACGCTGGGGCAACGTCCCAGTATCTCATCGATCCTGCAGGTGAAGCAACTAACCTATTTTATGGGCAAGCTGTCATCATCGGGGCCGATGGGTATATCGCGCTGGCAACTGGTACAGGTGCAGACCTGACCACGAACAGCATTTCAGGCACAACAGGCGTTGGCGCAATTGGCGTTTTCGTAGGTTGTGAATATGTAAACTCTTCAGGCCAAACAGTTCAGGCTCAGTACTATCCATCAGGCACATCTAATGGTGGTGCGATTAAAGCCTACGTGGTTGACGATCCAAACGTACTATTCCAAGCGCAGCTTGATGGTGCAGGAGCGCAAACCGTAATTGGTGCAAACACATTCTTTGCAGCGGCACAGACTACCTCAACAGGCGACACAGCCTATGGTAACTCTACATCTGCATTGGATGCGACTGTAAAAACAGCAGCGGCTGCATTCCGCATCGTTGCTCATGTGTCACCTGCAAGTGATGCGTTCCCAGATGTACTTGTTAAGTTCAATCCGGGCGCACACCAGATGACAAACAATACTGGCTTATAAGGAGATTAGACTATGGCTATTTCACGCGCCCAGCTCCTTAAAGAGCTACTACCCGGTCTGAATGCTCTATTCGGTCTTGAGTACGACAAGTACGAGAACGAGCATGCAGAGATTTACGAAACTGAAAACTCAGAGCGTAGCTTTGAGGAAGAAGTCAAATTGTCAGGATTTGGCGCAGCCCCAGTGAAAGCTGAAGGCCAAGCTATTTCATACGACAATGCACAAGAATCGTTCACAGCTCGCTACAACCACGAAACGGTTGCAATGGGCTTCTCTATCACTGAAGAAGCGATGGAAGACAACTTGTACGATTCACTATCTGCTCGCTACACCAAAGCACTAGCTCGTGCTATGGCGTACACAAAGCAGGTAAAAGCGGCTTCTTTGTTGAACACAGGTTTTGACACTTTCACTTCAGGTGACGGTTCATTCTTGTTTGCAACAGATCACCCAACTACTGAAGGCGGTACAAACTCTAACCGTCCAGCAGTCGCAGCCGACTTGAACGAAACATCGCTTGAGCAAGCGGTTATCGATATCGCAGCGTTCACTGACGAACGTGGCCTATTGATTGCAGCTCGCCCACGCAAGTTGATCGTTCCACCTGCGCTTATGTTCGTGGCGACTCGTTTGCTACAAACAGAACTACGCACAGGTACAGCGGATAACGACATCAACGCATTGCGTTCGAATGGTTCGATCCCTGAAGGCTACCGTGTCAACCACTACCTAACTGACACAGATGCGTTCTTCATCACTACAGATGTTCCAAACGGCATGAAGCACTTTGTGCGTACAGCTATGGCGACATCTATGGACGGTGACTTCGACACAGGTAACGTGCGCTACAAAGCGCGTGAGCGTTACTCATTCGGCGTATCTGACCCACTAGGTATCTACGGTTCACCGGGTGCTGCATAAGTTCAATTGAACTTTTAGAGGGGGCTGTTAACGCAGCCCTTTCTTTTTTTCTGGAGTATGCTATTCTGCGTTTGGGGCAACATTAGCCTTGCAGACAGGATTCCGCCCCACCTGACGTTGCACAGACTGCTAGGCAAAACCTTGTGCAAAGGGTATTAATATGGCTTCAACTACATTCTCAGGCCCAGTGACATCTACTAATGGTTTCGTTGGCGACATCAAAGTTCCTACATACACTGTTGCGAGCGCACCATCTGCTTCTGATGCAGGCGCAGGCACATTGATCTATGTATCAAACGGTGCAGCAGGTTCAGCAATTTTGGCTTTCTCTGACGGAACAAACTGGAAGCGTTCTGACACAGGCGGCACAATCGCAGCAGCATAAGGGGGTGACCGATGAGTAGGTTTAAGCCTCCCAGTGTTGAAGAGTTAGCAGCTCGTGGTCTTGATCCAGATGGCAATCCACTAAAGACTACAAAGGTTCGCGCTCGTAATGAAGACGGTACGCTGAAAGCAGATGATCCTTCTACTCCTGATGTAAATGAGGCATGGGAAGAAAAGCCTGTTAAAAAGAAGCGTGGTCGTCCGCCAAAGAAAAAGGACTAACGTATGCGCTCTGATGTACAATCCAAACGCTTAACGGCTACGGGGTCAGCGGGTGTTGGCCCTGCGCGTATTCGTCAGATACAGGTTCTAACAACAACTGGTGCGCCTCGCTTAACTATCAAAGATGGGAATGGCGGTGCTACAGTTCTTGATTTGGACTTTATCGCGTCTGACTCTCACTCAGTAAACATTCCGTCTGACGGCATTCGTGTCAGCGACATCTATGTTTCTGCATTCACAAACATCACCGCTATGACGGTGTTCTATAATTAAGAGGTTCTCATGGCTCGTGAAGTAAGTTCTATATCTAGGGTCGGTACTAGCGAGCCGTTTGAGCTTCAAGTTGCTCGTGGGCAGGTTGCTTATCACGAGTCAGTTTACAAGTTTGGTAACAATGCGGTAGTTGCAAATGTAACAGAAACCATATGGCAACAAGGTGGTCTATATTCATACTTGTCTGCGGCCTCTGTTTTAAAGGTTTCAAGTAGTTCTGCCAATGATACATCGGCAGGAACAGGGGCCAGAACTGTTGAGTTGTTTGGCTTGGATAGTGACTACAATGAAATCAATGAGGTAGTTACCTTAAACGGACAAACGGCGGTAAATAGCACACAGTCTTATCTTCGTATAAATCGGATGATTGTGCGATCCGCAGGTTCTGGCGGTTCTAACGCTGGTATAATATATGCAGGCACGGGAACTGTAACTACGGGTGTCCCTGCCAACATTTACGCCACCATTAACGGTGACGGTACAAACCAGACTTTAATGGCGTTGTGGACTGTACCCGCAGGCTATACAGGTTATCTGATGCAGTACGATGTTTCCAACGGTACGACATCTAATACACCTGCCGTGTGTAAATTGACATTGGTAGCTAGACCGTTTGGAGAGGTGTTTCAGAGTAAAGATGTTAAGTCTCTTACAACGGGGATGCACATCGAAAACACCTTGATTGTTCCGGTAAAATTTACTGAAAAAACGGACATAGAAGTACGGGCTGTTTCGTCTTCAGCAAGTGTTACCTTTGACATATCTGCGGCTTTTGAGATCATCTACATTAAAAATGGGGATACTCTGTAATGCCTGAAAAGAAAAAGAAAGATAGTCGCTTAGAACGTGCAGGGGTTAGTGGATACAACAAACCCAAACGCACACCGAATCACCCCACCAAGTCACACATCGTTGTGGCTAAACAAGGTGATAAGGTTAAGACTATCCGCTTTGGACAACAAGGTGTGAAGACAAATCAGACTGTAGGGCAGCGCAAAGCCTTTAAATCTCGTCACGCAAAGAACATCAGCAAGGGCAAGATGTCTGCAGCTTATTGGGCCGATAAAGTTAAGTGGTCGCCAAGTAAGACAAAGTCTAGCTCAACTAAGTGGAAGAAGGGTTCATGACCATCTCTCGCGCACAGATGGGTAGTCAGCTAACGGGAAACAGAATGCCAGTTAAAAAAGTAAAAGGTGGTTATAAGTTCGGAAGCTCAGGTAAGGTTTACCCTACCCGTGCAGGTGCGGAGCGTCAGCAACGTGCGGCTTACGCCAACGGATACAGAGGTATGGCTGCTGGCGGCAAGGTTCCATCAGGGTATCATCGTATGCCTGACGGTAGCATTATGAAAAATTCTGCCCACAAGATGGGTCATGGTGGTAAAGTTCCTACTGGGAACGATGCGAAAGACCTTGAACTATGCCGCATGGGAAAAGGCGGCAAGACCAAGAGTAAGGTCAATGAAGCAGGTAATTATACTAAACCCAGTATGCGTAAGCGTCTGTTTAATAAGATTAAAGCTGGCGGCAAAGGTGGCAAACCGGGACAGTGGTCAGCTCGTAAGGCTCAAATGTTGGCGAAGCAATACAAGGCAGCAGGGGGTGGTTATAAAGATTAATGGCACTGAAGAAGTCACAGAAAAGCCTCAAGTCTTGGACAAAGCAGAAATGGCGTACTAAAAGTGGCAAACCGTCTACCCAAGGTGCTAATGCTACTGGTGAACGGTATCTACCTTCTTCGGCTATTAAGTCTCTTAGCAGCAGTGAGTATGCAGCTACCACAAGAGCAAAACGACAAGGCACTAAGGCAGGTAAGCAGCATGTGGCTCAACCTAAAAAGATTGCAAAGAAAACCAAACGACACAGAAGTGTAGTTACATAGGACAAGATCATGGCAGTAGTAACACCAGACCTACCAGAACTTTTCGAGGAAGCCTATGAACGGGCGGGTCTTGAGATGCGCTCTGGCTATGACCTTAAAACGGCTCGTCGGAGCCTTAACCTTTTAACATTGGAGTGGCAAAACCGTGGCCTTAATCTCTTCACTATTGAAGCTGGTACGTTATCCATTACGGCTGGCACAGCGACTTACACATTACCTGCGGACACGATTGATCTCATCGAACACCAAGTCCGAACAGGTACAGGTACAAGTCAAACCGACACCGCCCTCGAAAGGATCAGTGTCTCAACCTACGCGCAGCAAACAAACAAAAACACGCAAGGTAGGCCGACCCAAATCTACGTCCAAAGGCTCCCAACGGAAGTCAAAGTAACTCTGTGGCCTGTGCCTGATGCGTCAACTACATACACTTTGTTTTACTATAGATTGAAGGGTATTGATGGATTGTCTTCTGGCATTGGTGGTGATGTATCTACTGTTCCTCCTCGTTTCGTTCCGGCTCTAGTTTCTGGCATGGCTTACTATCTTTCTATGAAGAAGCCTGAAGCTGCAGGCCGCTCACAGGCACTGAAGCAAGAATACGAGTTCCAGTTCCAGCTTGCGTCTGGTGAGGATGAAGAGACAGCATCAATCAAGTTTGTTCCATATGATACTTTTGTGATGGGTGGCGGATGAGTTACGCGAGAGGCAAATACGCTTATGGTTTCTGTGATAGGACTGGCTTTCGCTATCCTTTGAAAGACCTCGTGCCTGAGTTTCGAAACGGGCATAAGACTGGTTTTTTGATTGGCAGAGATGTTGTAGACCCAGATCAACCACAGAACTTCTTGGGACGTATTAAGATCAATGACCCACAGTCGTTGTTGAATCCAAGACCTGATACATCCCAAGATGAAAGCAGAGAGTTGTTCGGTTGGAATCCTGTTGGGAATCCAGCGCAATATATGGTAGGCTCTGTAGGAAGAGTTACCGTCACCACAACGGAAGGATCGTAATATGGCTGGCCCTAGCAAAAGACTTGGTAAAGGTAAGAACCGCTTGAAGTTTGAGGATGTCTCTCCACGAGCGGAAAAAGAAGAGCAAGAGATGCTCGACAAGAAGATGTACGGCGGCAAGATGAAGAAGCCTGTCGCTATGAAGGCTGGTGGCGGTATGAAGGATGTACCTGCAGGAAACAAAGGTCTATCAAAACTGCCTACAGAAGTTCGCAACAATATGGGTTACAAAGCCTATGGCGGCAAAATGAAGAAGATGAAATCTGGTGGCATGTGCCGTGGTATGGGCGCAGCAACTCGTGGCGGTAACTTTATGAGAGATGGATAAGTTCAAATGAACTATTCTGAGTTAGTACAGGCAATCAAGGACTACACTGAGAATAACGAGACTACATTCGTTTCTCAGATTCCTACGTTTGTTCAGCAGTCTGAAGAAAAGATACACCGCACTGTGCTAATCCCAGAGCTGCGGAAGAACGTCACCGCCAACATGACGGCTAGTAACAGGTTCCTTGCAAGACCCTCAGACTTCCTGTCTCCGTTTTCTATTGCTGTAATTGATGGTGATGGAGACTATACATACCTTCTGCCGAAGGATGTTAACTTTGTTCGTGAGGCATATCCGAACAAGACGACGACTGGTCTTCCAAAGTATTATGCAGAGTTTGATGGAGATGTTCAGTCAACATCATCTCCGGGTCACTTCATCCTTGGCCCTACGCCAGACGCTGCGTATGAAGTTCAATTGCACTATTACTTTGATCCACCCTCTATTGTCACCTCAAGTACTTCTTGGCTTGGTCAAAACGCAGAAGAAGCATTGCTGTATGGCTCATTAGTCGAGGCGTATATCTTTATGAAGGGCGAGCCTGATGTTCTTGGCATGTATCAGCAGAGGTACAGCGAAGCCATGCAGCGTCTAATGGTTCTTGGCGAAGGGCGACTAAAGCGAGATGACTATCGTGATGGTCAGCCACGAGTGGAGATGTAAATGTTTAAGATAAACCTAGACGTACCTCAACATGAGAACTTGGTGGACATCAGAACCACTGAGGGTCGTGGGTTTACCCCAGATGAACTTGCGGAACAGTGTGTCCAAAAGATCATATCGGTCTCCGATAATGCCCATCCGGGTGTTAGAGACCAAGCCCGTGCTTTCTCAAAGCACATTGAAAAGCTGATTGCATATTATATGCGACAAGCTATTCGCAGTGACCGCACAACTGTGTATAATGCACTTAATGATGCGGGGCATCCCGAACTGGCTGAACTCATAAGGAGACTTTAATATGGCCTTTACTGGAAACTACATGTGTACTTCTTTCAAGAAAGAGCTTCTTGAAGGTGGACATAACTTTTTGAACTCAGGTGGCGACACCTTTAAACTAGCACTGTATGACAACAATGCGTCATTTACGGCGGCTACAACCGATTATACGGCGACTGACGAAGTAGGTGATTCAGGTTCTTATGCTGCTGGTGGTGGTACATTGACTCGTGTTGACCCTGCAACATCTGGTACGACAGCTTACACAGACTTTGATGACCTGACCTTCACGTCAGCGACAATCACTGCGCGTGGTGCGTTGATCTACAATACAACTGAAGGTGCTGGCACAGGCACAACAAACACCGTTGTTGTTCTTGACTTTGGTGCAGACAAAACTTCTACATCTGGGGATTTCCAAATTGCGTTTCCAACGGCTGATGCCTCAAACGCAATCATCCGTATCGCCTAAGTTGTAGCTATTAGGAGATTGTTGCGATGGCTCTAGTTGTAAAAGATCGTGTAAAAGAAACCACTGCGACGACAGGCACGGGAACCTTAACTTTGGCAGGTGCCGTCACAGGGTTTCAGTCCTTTTCGTCTGCACTGTCTGATGGAGACACAACATACTATGCCATCTTTGAAAGTAGCACAGGTGAGTGGGAAGTTGGGCTTGGTACATTTACCGCGTCAGGTACAACGCTTGCTAGAACAACAGTCTTAGCCAGTTCAAACTCAGGATCAGCGGTAAACCTTACTGCTGGTTCTGCCGAAGTATTTATCACGCAGCCTGCCACAAAGGCCGCATATTTCGATGGGTCTGGTGATTTGGTTCTTAATCAAGACCCAACATCTAATTTGCAAGCCGCGACGAAGCAGTATGTAGACACGATTGCAGCAGCAGGTTTGCACTACCATGATCCTGTTCGTGTTGAGCAGGAAGGCAACCTCAACGCTACTTATGACAACGGTACAAGCGGTGTAGGTGCTACGCTTACCAACGCAGGGACTCAAGCTGCACTTGTTATTGATGGCGTGACAATGGTCTTGAATGACCGTGTTCTTATCTATGAACAAACAAACGCAGCGCATAACGGCGTATACACAGTCACCAACGTAGGTTCTGCAAGCACAAACTGGGTTCTTACTCGTGCGACTGATGCGGACAGCTATGGCCCATCAGACCCTGATGCTTTGGGTCAAGGGGATGCATTCTTTGTTCAAGAAGGTGCAGCAGGTGCTGGTGAAACCTATGTGATGACAACCGAAGGTACGATTACCTTTGGGACAACGGACATTACGTTCTCACAGATTTCTGCCACGCAGATTTACTCAGCAGGTAACGGCCTTACTCTTACAGGCACAACCTTTGCAGCGGGTGCAGGCACAGGTGTTACGGTCAATGCTAATGACATTGCGATTGGTCAGGACGTTGCAACAACCGCTTCACCGACTTTTGCTGGTCTGACAACAACAGCAGATATCAACTTCGGCGACAACGACAAAGCCAACTTCGGCGCTGATTCTGACCTACAGATTTACCATGATGGGTCTAATAGTTATATTTCAGATCAAGGCACTGGCGATTTAAGAATACTTGCAGGAGAGTTCAGTGTTAAATCTGCAAGTGGTAATACTGACATGATTTATGCCGTTAACGGCGGCGCAGTAACCTTATATAACAACGGCAACACCAAACTCGCCACCACCAGCACAGGCGTAGACATCACGGGTAATATCGCTGTGTCTGGCACTGTTGATGGTCGTGACGTTGCAACGGATGGTACAAAGCTAGACGGAATTGAAGCGAGTGCGGATGTCACGGATACCGCGAATGTAGTTGCTGCTCTTACGGCAGGTACTAACATAACAATCGCAGGTGACGGTACAATTAGTTCCACTGACACCAACACTACCTACAGCGCAGGCACAGCACTCGATCTATCTGGTACGACTTTCAACGTAGATTTAAGCGAACTCACAACGTCAACAGCAGATGGTGACGGAGATTTCTTTGTAGTCGTTGACTCAGTAAACGCTCAGAAAAAGCTGACCAAGGGCAATATCAACATCAGCGGATTTAATAATGATGCTGGATATACAACAAACGTAGGTGACATTACTGGCGTTACAGCAGGGTCGTTTCTTACAGGTGGTGGAACCTCTGGTACGGTTACAGTTAACGTCGATGCAACATCTGCAAACACAGCATCTAAAGTTGTTGCAAGGGACAGCTCTGGGAACTTTAGTGCAGGTACGATTACTGCGACATTAAACGGGAACGCAAGCACTGCAACGTCTGCAACGTCTGCGACAAACGCCGACACAGTAGACAGTCTTCATGCCTCACAGTTCTTGCGTAGTGATACGGCAGACACAACAAGTGGAAACTTGACGATTGCAACAAGTGGTAGCCCCACATTTACGGTCGAAACAACTGCTTCACAGGCACAAGATGCACTCATAAAAATCGCTGGTGCAAGGACAGCTTCAAGCACATCAAACATTGGTATGGTTGAGTTTGTCAATGACACTACATCATCGTACACACTTGCCCAAATTGCCGCTCAAGACCCTTCAGCCGCACATGCTAATGGTAACGGTAGGTTAATATTTAGAACATCATCAGGCGGCACACTGTCAGATAAGCTAGTTATTCCGCATACTGGCGATTTAACTTACGACGGGAACGAAGTCTGGACATCAGGTAATGACGGCTCTGGGAGTGGCCTAGACGCAGATACCGTTGATGGCATTCAAGCAAGCAGCTTCTTGCGTAGTGATGCAGCGGATACAGCTACAGGTAATCTTACCCTCAACGGGACTGTGACATTTGGTTCAGCTTTAGATATTAATGGCCAGTATTTAGACAATGTTGAAGACATCTATCTGCGTGACAAACTATTCCACGATGGTGACGTAGATACTTATCTTGGGTTCGGCACAAACACCATTACTCTTGCCACAGGCGGCTCATCTGAAATCACAGTTAACACCACAGGTGTACGTCTAGGCGACACAGGCAACGGCTACTTCCAACCTGTCACTGGCACCTACGGCTCTATCCAGATTGATGGTGGTGCGCATACTGGATGGGAAGGCTACAGTATTGGTGGTCGTGCTGTGTTTATGCATAATAATAGCACTACTACTGGCATTTATAACGACGTAGATAATGAATGGTTACTCAATTGTACTCACAACGGCGAGACTTATCTTTATTACAATGGGTCAACCAGATTTAATACCACCAGCACTGGAGTGAACGTAACAGGTACGGCGGAAGTCGATACTCTACAATTTTCTGATGGCTCTACACAAACGTCCGCAGGGGCATCTACGGGCAAGGCAATCGCAATGGCAATCGTGTTTGGAT